AGTTCATCAAAACGTCTAAGATATTTAAACTTACGTACTAATTGTGCAGGTGTTTTTTGCTTGGCAACTCTTGGTGCTCTATCTGCTTTTTTAACCTGTACATAACTAGCACAATCAGCAACTGCTTTTTCTAAAAACTTTTGCAAACTACGTATCTGTAACTTTCCTAAATGACTGTAGCCTTCATCTAGTTGTGCTATCATATCGAGTTCTTGTTCTGACATTTTAGCCTGTTCTTTTTTACTAGGAGGATTCATAAGTTCATTGATTTCACTAAGTTGTGCTCGTAGTGGCACTGCAATAATATCAATAGTCTGTGGTGGACAACCTTCTTCTCTCAATAGTTTCATGATGCTATACTTGTCTGGATCCTTGTATTCATTGTTTACAAACTCATCAACAAGCTCGTGTACTGCTCCTTCGATATCCATGGTTTTATCCCGCATGTTTTCTTGTATTGTTTTGCGTTCAACTTTTGGTTTTGTATTATCTACAACAAGTTTTGGTGCAGGCAATGTACGTTCTAGGGCTTGTGCAATACTTTTTTTTATATAATTACTGGTAGGATGTACATCACCAATCGTACCTGGCAACATTTGCCAATAAGCATTGTGCTCGGGGTGTATATCTGGCATGCCTTGTCTTAGACATCTTGCATATATGCTGGCATATACCATACCATTATGCCCATGCCGTTTCATTGTGGCAATCTCATCTTTACTATAGTCGTTATCTTTCATCCAAGCAAGTAAGTCAGGAAACAGTTCAACTGGCTTACGTTCATGATAGTACCAATCTACAGAAGCACGTTTATGCCTGTGATAGGCTTCGCCGCTCATGTCCAATGCAGTAGTCCAACTTGGATCTTGTGCTTTGCTTCGTTGTTTTCTTATGACCGGCTTCTTCTTACGAGTGCCTGGCTTCATTAAACTTTTGCCTTTTGCCATTAAATGCTCCTATAGTTCTAACTGTTTACAGAGTATAACATGTATGTAGTTAGTGTCAACCACAATTATTTTATTCTTTTAGAATAAAAAGGTTGACTTATATTTAAATTGTGTTATTATATATGTATAGTTAGAAATAAGGAGAGCTAGATGTCAAAGATAGATTTTATAAGTGCAGAAAACGGCGGTATTAAGTTTTACGGTGGTAGAGATGATGTTGCTATGGAACTTAATTGTGTTGGTTTTGCAAAAACTGCTGAAATGGTTAATTATATTATCAAGACCAGAGGTCTAGCAGATAGAGTAATGCACAGTAGTTCAATGGACTTTGCCAGTGAATATGGTTTTGCTAACAATGATGATGCATGGATCTTATGGCAGGATGGTTATGAGTTAGATGATAAAAAAGCCGCAGAGGTAGCATAATGAAATACAAAGTTCAAATTAAAGCCGCAGTGAATGAAAACATTAAATTAGTTTCATACGAAACTGGCAAACACGATGCAGTTAGTGAAGCAGAAAAAGAGTTATTTAAAATGATAGAGACTGCAAGACTACAAGATGGCATCGATGCAGTTGAGTTATTGGTTTACACTCCTGAAATAGTCGAGTGTTACAAAGATGAAATGTCGGAGGCAAAATATGGATAATGCAATATTTCAACTATACGAAAGACGTATAAACAACTGCTGGCAAGCTGCAGAATTTTGTGCGGATGGCACTTGGGGCAAAGACTACTGGCGACAAAATGCCATGTATCTTTTACGTAAGATGAATAAAGAACTAAACGGAGGATCAGAAAAATGAAATTTATGTTAGTTACAATGATGTTGGCTAATCCAATGACTTATGCAGACAAAGAAACCTGCATGATTGCAGTTGATGCACTAAAAAATGTTGATATCGAAGCAGTGTGTATTCCAGCAGGAGTTGAACAACAATCAACCGCTGATAGAATGATTGCTAATATGATGAAAATGATTGATAGGTTAGAACAAAGAAACAACCAAGGTTATATTGGCGGAGGCACAAACAAGGATGCATTGAAATGAATGCTACTCTTCTAGGTTTGCAGTTTGATACAAGCAAATATCATAAAGGCATACAACTTGTGCTTGATTATAAAAAGTATGAGTTGAGTATTGTACAACACGAAGCCAGTTACGGCGGCACACAAGGCTTGTTTGAGATTATGGTAAGTGATAAAAGTGGTCAAGGAATAGAACTTCCTGGCATTACAGAACCAGGCGATACTGTTCGTGGTTGGTTAACACTTGAAGAAGTTGCTAACATTTGCAAAAAGATGACTACTATCACTGGTAAAGATCCAGTTAAGGTTGCTATCTAAAACCATAAATACAGTAAGAAGGATTACTGTATGCCTAGATTAAGTCTTTATCGTCCAAATCGTCAGAACGATTATAAATTCATTGACCGCACTGTTATGGAAATGTATCAGGTTGGCGGAGTCGATATGTTTGTTCACAAGTATCTTGGACCACAACCTCATGGAGATGACAGTTCCAGTGTAAGCGGCGGCACTCAAGATGCAACACAACCTGCATATAGCAGTGAAAGTCCTTTGTTTATAGAAGATTTATTCTTACTTGAAAACAGAGACAGAAAATACGATGATGATATATACCAAATGCGAGGTGTATACAACTCACAGGACATAGATTTTGATCTTAGTCAATTTGGATTGTTTTTAAATAACGACACACTGTTTATTACTTTTCATTACAACTTTATGATTGAAACACTTGGTCGTAAACTCATGAGTGGAGACGTTCTTGAACTACCAAACCTTAAAGATTACAACCCTCTTGATAGTAATATTGCTCGAGCTATACCGAAGTACTATGTAATACAAGACGCTGCCTTTGCAAGTGAAGGATTTTCACAAACTTGGTTGCCGCATCTATGGCGTGTAAAAGCAACGCCTCTTGTAAGTGCTCAAGAATACAACGATATACTCAAGAAACCATTTGAAGTTGAAAACATCTGGGATAATGGAAACTATTATCCTAGCGGAAGTATTGTTTTACACAACAATACCTATTACAAAGCAATCAAGGACGTAGATCCAGGTGTAGAAATTACCAGTACTGAACACTGGCAAGAGTTTGAACCACTTACTGAACAAGAAACATTTGGAACAGTAGTCAAAGATAGAGAGATTAATGATGCTATTCTGACTCAAGCAGAATACGAAGTGCCACTTAGTGGTTACGATACAGTTAAGTTCTACATTGTACCCACAAACGAAGATGGAACTCCTGCAGATCCAAATAGTTATACTGTAGATAACACAGGCATCACAGTTGATACCACAAATGTCGATGTTGACGGACAACCACAATCACCTAGAGCAAATGGGTATACACTTGGATACTTAACTGGAGATGGTATTGCACCAAATGGCTTACCGGTTACTCCAGGAACAAGTTTCCCACAAAATGCACAAGAAGGAGACTTTGCACTTAGACTAGACTACTATCCAAATAGACTTTTTCGCTATAGTGGTACACGATGGATTAAGTACGAAGACGATGTGAGAACCAATTTGACACCAGGTGATAAAGAAAAAGCAGTTGCAAACTATGGCAACGTACAATCCCAAACACAACGTAGTAGTTTTGTAAACAATACCAACGAAACTGCAACTGAAGATCGTGGTAATATTCCTGAACGTCAACCATTAAGCAAGATACTTAAACCCCAGGCTGACAATTAATGCTAGAATATATTATTTTTGGAATCGTAGATAATGCTATAATGATACTTGGTGCAATGACTGGACTAAGTGTTGAAAAGTATCTGCCTCCTGCATTTCAGAAAGGCATAGGTACAGTAGTAGGAGCAGGTTTAGGTAATGCACTCAGCGACTTTGCAGGTGGTGCAAGCACTGCTAGTTGGGATCTTGCAACTGGCACTGCACTAGGTTGTATCATTGGACTGATTTTTATTCCAATTTTTAAAATGCTTGGAAACCTTAGGAGCAAATCCTAATGCAACAGTTTTTTTACGATGAACAAATACGTAGATTTTTACTACAATTCACCAGAGTATTTTCTAATTTCCAAGTAGAATACGGAAGAACCGAAGACAACACACAAAAAGCATTGTACAGAGTGCCTGTACGTTATGGTGATGCTACACGTCAAGCACAAACAATTATTCAACAGAACAGTGCAAACAGTTTGCCA